AACTTGTTCCCAATCAATTGCACATTAGTATAGAACTTCATTTAATCAAGTTTTGATATTTCTCTAAGAGTGTGGGTTTAGCTTCAACTAATGTAAGTATCTTATCAGAACAAATCATAAATTCATTATCATTAGTAACATCTATTAACCAAGGAGATAGAGTATCATCCTCATTTATTATAAATGGTTCAATCAATTTACAATTTGGATCTCCTATATCCATAGGAGCAACTTCATCTATCTGAGATACTAATCTGCTGTGGTTTGTCAGTATCAGAACCTTTACTTGCATTTTCTTCTTCCTCTCTTGTTTTTAATACTTCTTTAAATTTATCTAGTACTTCAGTCTCATACATTTCTTTTAGTTTGTCAACTGGATCTACTAAAGTAACTACCCACTCAGTGCTCATAGGGATAGCATCATTCTTAGCTAAAGGACACCAAGGAAATAATTTGAGTTCATATGAATCATCAGCAGTTTCATTGACATCAATAGCCTTGTTCTTTAAAGTTACACCACAAGGTTTGATGAAATAATATCCAACAACCTTCTTTTTCTCTGGAGGAGCATCTTCATCTCCTACCATCATTTCTCTTATATCGGCGATTACATCTTCGCCTGATTTTAATACAGCAAGTTTTACAGCCATGTTTTTTAATACCTCCTTAGTATTTTAACAACAAAAATTAAAACAGTCAACCTCCTCCAAAATCATATTGATTATTAGATATGAAGTCTAGATAAGCATACCAATCCTTTTGTTCACACCCATTATTTAAAGCATCATACATTAAATCAACAGTATTGTGATGAGGAAATATAGGATGCTTGCATGTATATTCAGGTACAACAAACATTAATAATGATCCTCCAATCCTTCAACTGGTGTAGGTTTCCAACCATAACCATAATATTTCTCTAGCATATCTAGATGTGGAGCACGTGCGCGCTGCTCCTTTGTTGGTGGATTAGATTTAGGTGGTTCTGGTGGGAACAACTCTAGTTGTATACCATG